GATTCCGCCCAACCATGCCTTTCCAGACAAACGCATTCCCGGTCAACACCATGTGATACATGATGGTTTCGCGCAGACCGAATGAAGTTTGCCACCCGTTAGGGGTGCGAGAAATCACGTTTGATCAGGAAGATATCTGGCACCTGCGTGGGCCGTCTTGGAATAGCTGGCAGGGTATGGATGCCACCAAGCTTGCACGGGATGCCATCGGGCTATCTATCGCAACCGAAAGCGCACATGCGGAGTTTCATAAGGGCGCCGCGCGCGTGTCTGGGATGCTGTCAGTCGATGGTACGATGGGCAAGGAGAAGTTTGAATTCCTGTCGGCATGGCTTGACCGTCATTCGCAAGGCGGGGATCGGGCAGGCAAACCGTTGATCTCGGATATGGCTGGCAAGTGGACCAGCTTCCAGATGACAGGTGTTGATGCGCAGCATTTGGAGACTCGGAAACACCAGATCGAAGAAATCTGCCGCGCCTTTGGCGTAATGCCGATCATGGTCGGACATGCCGACAAGACGGCAACCTATGCCAGCGCGGAACAGATGTTCTTGGCGCATGTCGTTCACACGCTTTCGCCTTGGTACAAGCGCATTGAGGAATCCGCCGATATCAACCTGCTTTCGCAGGCAGAGCGGGACGCCGGGTTCTATACCAAATTCACGACCAACGCTCTAATGCGGGGCGCCGCGCAGGATCGGGCGGCGTACTACACAGCTGCACTCGGGACCACCCAGGCGCCGGGTTGGATGACGCGCAATGAAGTGCGCGAACTTGAGGAATTGGACGAGGTTGATGGCGGCGATGAATTCCCGACCTTGATCACAACCCCCGCCATGAGTGGCGACGGAGGGAAAAATGGAACGAATTGAAATCAAGTTCGCGGCTGATGAAGTCACGGCCAAGGGCGAGTTTTCTGGTTACGGTGCTGTTTTTGGCAATGTGGATAGCTATGGCGACGTAATCGCGCCTGGGGCATTCAAATCTACTCTCGCAGATTGGAAGCAAACGGGGAAATTGCCGCCGATGCTGTTGCAGCATGGCGGGATGGGGCTAACGGACAGCGACCAAATGCCAATCGGAAAATGGACAAAGATGGCTGAGGATGATCGCGGCCTTTATGCAGAAGGCAAGTTGATCAACCTCGACACGGAACGCGGCAAAACCGTTTACGGCGCGCTGTCTGAGGGTGTTCTTGACGGGCTATCCATCGGTTACAGGGCGAAGGAATTCACGTTGCGCACAGCGCCGGAAGATCCTCGTCGCACGTTGAAATCTGTTGATCTGGTAGAGTTGTCGATTGTGACATTCCCGGCCAACGGCAAGGCGCGGATTTCTGCGGTTAAAGCCGCAAGCGAAATCACGACGCCGCGCGAATTTGAGCGCTTCCTGCGGGATGTAGGAGGTTTCTCACACGCCCAAGCCAAGGCAATCGCCACGGCTGGGTTCAAGGCTGTGGACCCTCGGGATGAGGACGTAGCCGATCTGGCGGCATTGCTGCGCCGCAACTTGGCAAAACTGAACTCCTGAAAGGAAACATCATGTCGGAAGACATCAAGGCTCTGCTTGAACAGCAGGGCGCGGCCTTCGATGCGTTCAAGAAATCGCATACCGAAGAGCTTGCCGAACTGAAAAAGGGCATCACCGACCCGGTTCTGACCGAGCGCATGGGCAAGATTGAAAAATCGCTTGATGCCGCTGTCGAAGCCAAGGCCGCTATGGAGGCCAAAATCGTCGCAGAGCGCAAGGAACGTGAAGACCTTGAACTGCGCATGTCCAAGTTGGGCCGTGGCGCAGGTGGCGACGAGAAGAAGGCCGTCGCCGTGGCGGAATTCAAAAACCTGATTGCGACCATTGCGGCGGAACGCAAGAAGCCCATCCCGGATTTCGACGAAAAGGCATTTGACGAATATCGCCAAGTGCAAGCGAAGTTTCTGCGCGAAGGCAAGGAAAGCCTGGACGCGACCGAACAGAAAACCATGCTGGTCGGTTCCGACCCGGACGGCGGCTATTTCGTGACGCCGGATATCACCGGCCAGATCGTGAAGAAGGTCTATGAAACTTCGCCCATGCGTCAAATCGCTTCGGTCCAAGTGATCGGATCGGACGCGCTGGAAGGCATCGAAGACCTTGGCGAAGCTGGCGCCGGTTATGCCGGTGAATCCTCGCAGGGTTCCGACACGACCACGCCGCAAGTCGGCAAGTGGCGCATTCCGGTCTACTGGCTGGACACCGAGCCGAAGACAACGCAGCAACTGCTTGACGACGCAAACGTCAATGTTGAGTCGTGGCTGGCTGACAAGGTGGGCAACAAGCTTGGCCGCTTTGAAAATGCTGAATTCGTTGGCGGCGCAACTGGGAAAATCCGGGGCCTGACCTCGTATACCATGGCGGCGGACAGCGGCTCGGGCGTGACGTGGGGCAGCATTGGCTATGTTGCAACCGGCGTCTCGGCGGACTTCGCGGCAAGCGTCAAAGGCGACAAGCTGTTCGATCTGACCGGCCTGTTGAAAAACGACTATCTGCCGAACGCGCAGTTCATGACCAACCGCACCGTGATCACCCAAATCCGCAAGTTCAAAGACGGCCAAAACAACTACCTGTGGCAGCCGTCCTTTGTTCTGGGCGTGCCTGAGTCGATCATGGGCTTTGGTGTTGTGCGCGCCGAGGATATGCCTGCGCTGGCCGCAAACTCGCTGTCGCTGGCTTTTGGTGACTTCCGGTCGGCCTATCAGATCGTTGACCGCCAAGGCATCCGCGTGCTGCGCGATGTTTACACCTCCAAGCCCTACGTCAAGTTCTACACGACGAAGCGCACTGGCGGCGCGGTGGTCAACTTTGAGGCCGTCAAGTTTCTCAAGTTTGGCACCTCGTGATCAATCGGCGGGGCGTCATAGCCCCGTCTTTCACCTCTTGGAAAAGGAATTGGTCCGATGCGTGACCTGATGAACAACATCCACACGATCAACACCATCCCGCCCATTGCGGCGCGGACGGACAACACGGCAATCACCTCCACCATCATCGACACCCAAGGCTACGGATCGCTGACGTTTGCGCTTTTGATCGGTACCAACACCGACGCAAACGCCACCTTTGCCGTAACCATGGCAGAATCGGCAGACTCCGGTATGTCTGGTTCGAACGCGGTGGCGGCGGCTGATTTGGTCGGCACCTTGGCGCTGGCTGGCTATCAGTATGACGACGACGCGGAAAGCCGCAAAATCGGCTACATCGGCAACAAGCGCTATGTGCAGTTGACGATCACCCCGACCGGAAACGACTCCGGGAACATCTTCATTGCCGGGGTTGCAATCCTGGGCCATCCGATGCGCCGTGCAGCTAACCCGCCGCAGTGATGCATATGCTGGCCCCCGTCCGCACTATCGCGCCCGCAACTTCGCCTGTGTCTCCATCATGGGCGAAGGAGCATTTGCGCGTGACTTCGAACGATGAAGATTCGCTCATTGCCGCGTTGATTGACGCGGCTGTGAGCCACCTTGACGGCTGGTCGGGCATTCTTGGCCGCTGCATGGTAAGCCAAACGTGGCGGCAGGACTATGACGGTTTCTATTCGTGCGGGATGAAACTGCCATTCCCCGATGTGCAGTCGGTTGTCGTCGCCTACACCGATGAAAACGGCGCATCGCAGACGCTGGCCGGGTCAAATTACCATCTTGTCAACGAGGTAGGCGGAACCCGTGTTATCTTGTCGGACGGCGGAACATTCCCCGGCACGGCTGATCGGCCAGACGCTGTGCGCGTTACGATGGTGGCGGGGTATGGCACGGCTGATGATGTGCCACCGGCGCTGCAGGCGGCTATCCTGCTGCATGTCGGGCACCTCTACGTTAACCGTGAAGCGGTCGGCGCCGCACAAGCCGAATTGCCGTTGGCCTATGCCGCACTGATCGGGCCGCATCGCCGGGTTGGGCTATGATCGGCAAACTTGACCAGCGGATCACGCTGCAGCGTAAAACCGCGACAGCGGATGGCGCAGGCGGCGTGACAGAGGCATGGGCGAACCTTGCTACCAATCCGAGGCCATGGGCTGAGGTCATCGCCAAAGCGGGCCGCGAGACGATGGTTGAAAACCGCATGGTGGCAACGTTCGTCACGACATTCACGATCCACAACCGCACCGATCTGACCGAGCTAGACCGGATCGTATGGGGCGGCGAGAATTACAACATTCGCGGCATTCGGCGCCAAGGCGCGCGCGAGTTGTTTCTGATCATCGAGGCAGAGCGCGGCGTAGCGCAATAAGGAGACACCACCATGGCAACTTTGGCAGCAACCTCTTTGACGGGGTATGGCGCGCGCGCGGTCACTGAATTGACACTCGGGGCCAGCGACACGTTTGTTTATGATCCGACTGTGACGGGGCAAAATCTGTGCCTGCGCAATCCCACAGCGGGCGCGCTGACTTTGACCATCACTGGCAGCACGGCGTCGGCGGCTATCGGGGTTCCCGGCTATGGCACGGTTTCGGCAGCGGCTGGCTATTCCACGGGGTCTATCCCAGCCGGGGCGGCGCGCGTCATTCCGCTGGATTCGATCCGCGAATATCTGGCGGGCACTATTGCCATGACCGGCGCAACGGGCCTTGTGGCATCGCTGCTCAAGAACGCATGACGATCACCGTTACCGGGGTCGCGGACGTAAACGCGATCCTTGCCAAGATTGCGCCGCGTGAGGGCCTCAATCTGATGCGCGCCACGGTGCATGACATTGCGATTCAGGCGGCAAAGTCGGCCAGCCAGAAAGCCCCAGACGATCCGGCAACCACCAAGGGCGATTTGAAATCCAGCATCAAGGCCAAGCGGGAACGCGGATCAAGGCAGCGTGTCGGGTCAAACGTGGTTGTTGCGCCATCGGCGTTCTACTGGAAATTCCTTGAGCTTGGCGACGGGCCTGATGGCGTTGAACACGCCTTCATGCTGCGCACGATCCAGGAACTACGCCCGAACATAGACCGCATTTACTGCGAGGCGTTCGTGAAAAAGCTGGAAGCCAGATTGGCGCGTGAGCGGAAAAGGATAGGATAATGGCCCAAATTGCAGCGATCACTTTAAAAATGCCAAAGTGGCGCATTCGGGTCATGCTGATCGCAGTCAAGTTGATGGTTGCTGGCGTATATCTGCGCCTCATCACGGTTGATCAGGCAGAAGCCAGCATCCCCCATCTTGCTGCATGGGCTGTGCGCGGCATTCGAGTTATCTGATGTCGGCAGAGTTTGAAGTCCAGAAGGCGCTATATCTGGCGATGACCGCCCTTGGCTTGCGCGTCTATGACGCAGCGCCGCAGACGGCAGACGGGGCCAGCACAGCGACATTTCCCTATGTCGAAGTCGGCGCAATCGTCTTTGCGGAAGCCGACACCGACACCGAGTCCGGGTTTGATTTTATCGCCCGCATCCACACGCGCAGCCGATCCGCTGGCATGGCGGAATGCAAAAACATCCAAGGCCAAATCTACACGCGGCTGCACAACGGCACGCTGACCATCACCGGCCAAGACACGATTCTGATCCAGCGCCAGTTGAGCGAATGCCTGCGCGTATCGGACGCAACGTTTCACGGGGTCTGCGAATATCGCGGGCTAATTCAAACCGCCTGATAAGGAGTCTCCATCATGGCAAAATCTGGACGCGGTCAGACTGTAAAAAAAGGCGGGACTACAATCGCCGGTATTCAAGAGAAAACCATCTCGTTTGACGACACGCCGATTGACGTTACCACCGATGACAGCGCCGGTTTCCAAACTCTGCTGGACGTTTCCGGCAACAAGGTTTGTGGCATCGACCTGAACGGCGTGACTAACAGCTACTTCTTGCGGGATATTGCATCCGATCCTGCCGGATCTGGCTACATCACCGATCTGTCGTTTGTCTTTGCGGCTGGCACGGCTGGGAAAACCATTCTGACCGGCAACTGGTACATGACCGGTTACAAAGAAACAGGGACGTACAAAGAATCGGTGACGTTTACGGCCACCTTCACTTCCTCGGGTGCATGGGCGCGCGCATGATGCACGGATTTGAAGATGTAACGCTTCATTGGCATGGGCAGGCGTACACAATTCCGGCAAATCGGCAGATGATGCTGATCGCCAAGATTGAGGACGCGCTTTCTGGCGATACCGGTCAGCAGGCCACGTCTATCCTGTTCCGCAAGGAAGGCCCGCCGCACTCGCGCCTTGCCGCTGCTTTCGGCGCTGCCCTGCGCTATGGCGGATGCGCGGTGACGGATGAGGAAGTTTACCTCTCCATCCAGTCCGATCTGGTCAACAAGTCCAAGGCGCAGAAAACCGCGACAATGCAAGGCGCCATCATGGCGATCCTGTCGTTGATTTCGCCGCCGCTCGCCGCCGCTGTCAGTGGCAAAGCAGAGCAAGAGCCGGACGAAAAAAAGCCCTGACCGAGGGGCTGGTACGCACCCTTTACCGCCTGATGGTGGGGCAGGGGTGGGTAAGTCCCTCGGAGTTCTGGTCAATGCCGCCCGGCGAAGTTTGGTGGCTGGTTGACGCAAAAACCCCCAAAGACACCACCGATTATGAGTCGCTTTATCAGGCGATGATTGAAGCGCAGGCTGAAGAGATGGAGACCGATTGATGGCTTCTGTAATCGGCGACATTGCAATCACTGTCGGCGCCGATATCGGGCCGCTTGTCCGCGAACTCGGCAAGGGGTCTGCGGCTGTCTCCAAATTCGGCGCAGACGCCCAAAAGGGCGGCGCTGGCATGGCTCTGGCGACAAAGGCCGGTATTGCCCTAGGGTCGGCTGTAGTGGGCGCTGGCGTGGCTCTGGCGGCGATGACAAGCGCAGCTATGGATAACATCGACGCGCTGTCGAAACAGGCGCGCATCGCGGGTGTGTCTGTGGCAACGTTTCAGGCCATGGCGCAGGTGGCCGAAGAGGCTGGCGTATCGAGCGAGGAACTGTCGAAAAGCATCGTCAAGATGCAAGACGCTATTGGGAACGCTGCCAAAGGGACGCAGGCGCAGGTTGACGCATTTGCAGCCTTGGGGTTGTCTGCGTCCAACTTCGCAGGCCTGAAAACGGATGAGCAATTTGCGCTGTTGGCCGAGAAGATCAGCGGCATTGAAGATCCGGTAAATCGCACCAGCGTTGCCTTGGATATCTTCGGCAAGTCCGGCGCTGGCCTCACCGACATGATGAACGGCTATGGCGATGCCGTCGCCAATGCCGCCAAATTCCAGAGCGATTTCGGGCTGGCTGTGTCGGATATCGACGCGCAACAGATCGAGGCCGCTAATGACGCCATGGGCCGGATGGGCATGGCCGTGGATGGCCTTGGCACATTGTTGGCCGTCACGTTTGCCCCCGGCATTGAGGCAACCGCCAATGCAATGATGTCTTGGGTTGCCAGCCTATTGAGTGCGCAATCGGCACTTGATGATCTGCTCGGAAATGCAGACCGCGCGCGGGCTATCCTTGGTGAGGATGTGGCAAACGCTTTGCTGGAAAGCAAAGGGCTTGTCGTTGCACATGCCGAAGAAATCAAACAACTCGCCTATGAATATGACGCCGTTGTGCCTGTCGCAGATTTGGCATCCAGCGCAATTGCTGGGTTGGTGGGAGAGTTGCTTGCGGCTGACCAAGTAGACCTCGCTATGAAGATCAGCGATGCGGGCGATGAAATGGACCGCCTCAACGATCTTTGGGACCGGGGCAAGATCGGCGCGGAAGATTACAAAACGCAGATGACCGCCGCGATGGAAGAGGCGCAAAGGCTTCTGGCCGAGGCTTCCCAGATCGACGGAATCCAGACTGCTGATGCTGTCTCTCAAATTGGACTGCTTGCAAGGGCATTGGAAATTGCGCACAGCGCGGCGGCTGCTTTGCGGTCTGCGCTTCCCGGCGGTGCATCGTCTGGCGCCACAACAAGTAGTGGCGTGCATACCGGGGAGAATGTTTACCAATCTCCATTGGCCCCCAGCACAAGCCCGCGCCCCGGACAACGCCCGATGGACTTGGGCGATTACGGCTCATCGGGTGGTGGAGGCGGCGGGGGAACAGACACAAGCGCCGCTGACCTAAAAGCGATGCAGGATCGGTTTGCAAGCGAAAGCGAATTGCTGCAGCAAAAGTACGATGCCGATCTGTTGGCGCTGGAAACGTTTCGGCAGAACAAGCAACTTTCAGATGAAGCCTATAACGCGCTCGAACTGCAGGTCAAAGCCGATCACGAGCAGGCGCTTGCCGACATTGAGGCCAAGGCACGGTCGGAGCGGTTTGACGCCTATTCCGGCGCGTTCAGTGATCTTGCTGCGCTGATGGCGTCCAGCAATGACAAGCTGTTCAAGATCGGGCAGGCCGCATCTATCGGCAAGGCCGTTGTCGATGGTTACGAGGCGGCTGTGTCGGCGTGGAAACACGGCATGGCAATCGGCGGGCCGGGCTTGGCAACTGCGTTTACCGCTGCGTCGCTGGCTAAGACGGGTGCCCTGATCGCAGGCATTGCCAGCGCATCGCCGCGCGGTGGTGGTGGCGGGCAATCATCCGGCGGCGGGTCAACTGCATCCTCGGGCGGCGGGGCGTCAGCATCATCGGCACCCTTGCAGGTCATGCTCAACACGCGGGGCAGCGGCGACATGATCAGCATGATGGAGTGGGTAATTG